TTAGGAATTAAAATGCTTAAAAAGTGGGTGGCTACTAATGATGCAAGAACTAGAACTGCTCATAGTTTAGCAAGTGGGCAAATTGTAGATATGAATGAAGATTTTACTGTAGATGGCACACCTATGAGTTATGCAGGAGACCCTAAAGGTGGTGCTAAGAATGTTATCAACTGTAGATGTATTATTATCTACGCTGATGAAGAAGATATGACTTAGTAAAAATATCTATCACCTTGAAGTTTCTCTAATATATTATGACAAACTCTTAGCATTGCAGAAGCATCAATAATTTCACTCTTTCTATCTCTTATTTTATCAAGACAATCTTTTGTACCATGTAAATCTTGCTCAACTTCTAAATCTGCTCTTGCATCATTTGTATAACATTGCATTGCACTAATTAATACTTCAAATTGTCTATCTGTAAGTTCTAGTTTTTTCATTATGACATCTCCTTAACATTTTCAGGTTTGTAATAACCTACACCCCTAGCATCACATTCTGCAATAATTCTTTTAGGTGTAAAACCTATAATTGTTCCATAAACACCAAACCAACCATCATCATCAAGATGTTTTTTAGAAACAAGATTTTTGCAATTTAAGATTACTTTTTGACCTACTTCGTATTTTTGATTTTTCATTTTATCCTTTTTTATCATGTTATATAGCTATTATAGACCCTTTTTGGAATATATGTAAAGAATTAATTTAATTATTTTTCAGTATGCTATATATTGTGCTAAAGTAGGATTTGGAATACTATATAAGGTAATTATGCCTATACCAAAACCAACAGCTAACGAAAGTAGGCGTGATTTTATTAATAGATGTATGGGAGATGACACTATGGCGAGTGAATATACTGATTCAAACCAAAGATTAGCTGTTTGTACTACAGAGTACGATTCAAACAAAGAAGATTCTACACAGAATGACGAGAAACACATAAGAGAAGTTAGAGAGACTGAAGATTCTTACATTATAGAGTTTGGCAAAAGCGAACCTGACATGGAAGAGCAAGAAGAAATGGAAGATGCCAAAGAAGATACCACTGACTTCATAGAAATCAAATCCGAATTAAAAGCACATTATGACGATGAAGAAGATAAGGACTATGGTACTTTTGAAGGTTATGGTTCTGTATTTGGTAATCGTGATCTAGGTAATGATGTTATAGAAAAAGGTGCATTCGCAAAATCAATTAAGAAAAGAACACATAAAGGTGTAAAACTTTTATATCAACATAAATCAGATATGCCTATAGGTGTATTTGATGAAATCAAAGAAGATGATCATGGTTTATACATCAAAGGCAGACTTGCTCTTAAAACACAAGCAGGTGCTGAAGCATATGAATTATTAAAAATGGGTGCTTTAGATGGACTATCTATAGGATTTAGAGTAAACCCAAAAGAAGTTTCTTACGATAAGCGTGGTAATAAGCGTATTATCAAAGAAGTAGATTTAATGGAAGTTTCATTAGTCACTTTCCCAATGAACCCACAGGCAACTGTTCGTTCAATAAAAGGACAAGAAATATCCATAAGAGAATGGGAGAATGGGATGCGTGATGCCTTCAATCTTTCTCGTTCAGAAGCAAAAGTTGCGGCAAAAGCTGTGACTAAGTGTTTTGATCAACGCGAGGTTGATACAAATGCTGAACTGGTAGATGCCATAAAACAATTAACTAAAACCTTAAATTCTTAATAAAGGAGAAAATTATGTCTGAGGATATTAAGAATAGCATCAATGATTTAGGTCATGCTTTTGACGAGTTTAAAAAAGTAAATGATCAAAGACTTGAAGCTATAGAAAAAGGTGAGGGTACTGCATATGTTGATGAGAAACTAGCTAAGATTGAAGCTAAGTTAGATTCTTATGAAGATATGAATCAAAAAGTGACTCTTGCCGAACAGAACTCAAATGACATCAAATCACAACTAGAAAAACTTGAAACAGTTGTTAAAAGACCAAACTCAGGTTTTGAAAGTAAGCAGGTTGATGATTATTTGAATGCTTTTGATCAATATTGCAGAAAAGGTCTAGAAGGTCTTACTGATGTTGAAAAGAAAGCATTAACAGTAAGTAATGATTCTACTGGTGGTTATTTAGCACCACCTGAGTATGTAAGAGAACTGTTAAAAACAGTGACTGAAATCTCACCAATTAGAAGCATTGCTAGAGTAAGAAGCACAGGTGCTAGAAGTATTCAAGTTCCAAAAAGAACTTCAACATTTGCGGCACAATGGGTTTCAGAGAGTGGTACTAGATCAGAAACTACTGGATACAATGTAGGTCTAGAAGAAATCCCTGCACACGAGCATTACGCTTTAGTGGATATTTCTGAGCAAGACTTAGAAGATTCAGTTTTTGATTTAGAAGCTGAAATGCAATCAGAATTTGCAGAACAATTTGCAAAAGCTGAAGGTACTGCTTTTGTTAGTGGTAATGCAGTTGGTAAACCTGAAGGTATCTTAACTAACTCTTCAGTTGGTGAAGTAAACTCAGGTAGTGGTACTGCTTTAACTGCTGATGGTCTTTTAAGTTTAGTGCATGGCATTAAATCAGAATATGGCAGAAATGGTGTATTCGTATTTAATAGAAGCACTCTAGCTGATATCAGAAAACTTAAAGATACTGCAGGGCAATATGTATTCCAAGCAGGTATGAGTTTACAAGCAGGTGTTCCTAATACTATTTTAGGATACAGATATGTTGAAGCTACAGATATGCCTGATGTTGGTGCTAATGCTTATCCAGTTGCTTTTGGTGACTTTAGAAGAGCATACATGATTGTAGATAGAATTAATTTAGCTGTATTAAGAGACCCATTTACACAAGCTACTACTGGTAATGTTAGATACATTGCTAGAAGAAGAGTAGGTGGTCAAGTAGTACAAGCTGAAGCAATTATTAAACAAAAAATATCAGCGTAAGCGAGGAGTGACTAATGCAAGATTTATCAAATAATATTTCAATAGGAAACTCAATTATAAACGGAGTAAAGACTGCCGCTGCCAATGGCACAGGTATTGATTTACAAGGTTTTGAAGAAGCTACAGCTATAGTAAGCGTAGGAGCAGAAGGAGATACTCTTTCAGGTTCTGTTTACTTTGAAGTATCACTAGAGCATTCTGATGATGATTCTACTTATACAGATTGTGTACAAGCAGATATCGTTAACGGAACTATTGCTTCAGGTGGTATATGGCTAAAACTTGATGGTACTACTGATGGAGACCCTGATACAACAGGTGGTCAGTGGCAAGTTGGTTATGTTGGCGGAAAGAGATATGTAAGACTTGTTCTAGCTAAAACAGGAACTCATTCAACTGGTACACCTATCAGTGGATTGATTGTTAAGAGCAGACCTAGAAGTGGTGCAGTTTCTAATGTTATACATAACGCTTAATTGAGTAATGTATTTGGGGGGTATTTACCCCCCTTTTTTTAGAGGTAATACAAATGTCAAAAAAATACAAAATCTTAGTTCCTAAACCTGCAACAGCTAATAAAGAAGGAACAGAAATAAAACTTTATAAACATGATGAAATCGTAGATGCAAAAGAATCATGGCAATCAGAAACAATGGAAACTTTTGTAAATAATGGTTGGGCTATAGAAGTTAAAGTTGATTCAGTAGATGAAAAAGTTGAAGTTGAAGCTGATATTAAAAGAGCAAGAAATAATAAAGGTCAATTAATGGCTGATGACCCATCAACACCTGATGTAAATGAAGCATGGGAAGGTGGTAAAGCACCTAAAAAGACTACAAAGAAAAAAACAACTAAGAAAAAATAATGTCAATCCAATCTTTACTAGGATTGCAGGTTCGTAAAGATCAGGTACATAATACTAAAGGTATTCATAAATTTGGTTTTAATTCATCTGTAGGTAATTCAGAAGTCACTATTTCAGACAATGGTAGTGACTATGATGCCTTAACTAGTCCAAGTATAGTAAAAATATCATCTAGTAGTACAGCAGATACTAGTGATGGAACAGGTGCTAGAACAATCAATATTAGTGGTTTAGATGAAAACTATAATGAGATTAGCGAAGATATAACACTAAATGGTCAAACTGCTGTAAATTCAACAAATTCATATAT